GCTGAAGTCGTAAGGAGGGGCTTCTATGGCCTTGTGCATCACCTTCTGTAGGTCTTCATGCACACAGGCTAAGAAAGCCTCGCTTTTAGTACCGAAGTTCATACTATTCTCCTACTTGCACTTTAGACCAATCAATCATGCCACTAGGGGAAGCACGTCTTTGGTCAAACAGCTCACTATCGTCTCCCGGAGGGGAATAAAAGTTCATAATAGGCTCCACGACCAGTTTCGTAAATGCTGAAGGTGTTGTTAGTTTATCCTTTGCTTTAGCGAGATAACCAAGAGTCTTCCTTCCTTGTGGGTCTAAAAGCATCTTAGCAACGGTTCGCTGATTAAGAAGCAAGGCTCCTCCAATAACAGCAGTAGAGCCTAAGTTGTCATTAATACGCTGTTGCTGTTCCGGGGACATTAAGAAGGCATATGCCCCTGCTGCTGTTGCTAAACTTCCGCCGTATAAAGCACTTGTCGTCGCTGCATTAGAACCTGCAAATGTCTTAAACTGAGAATTCCCTAGTTTAGCCGCATCTGCTAGTGTTTGAATCGTCTTCTTTTGGTCGGTGTCAAACATAATGTTAAACGTATTCTTAGTTGATTGGTTTTGTTCTAAGTTACGTGCAAAACTAATGATGTTATCAGGGGTATTTGTCATCGCTTGGACATACCCGTACCGAAGGGAATCCATCACTTCTTTTGATGACTTCCCACTCAGTTTACCTGCCATTGCAATTGATTTATAAAGCTGGTTTACAGGAGTTTCCTTTCCCGCTGCAAATAAATAAGAACCTACTTGCTCAGGGTCTAGCTTCATTGCCTCCTGCACTGCTTCTGTATTAAGACCTTGTACTCCTTCTCGATACCGCTTAGTTACGCTTTTGTAACGATTTAGGGTGGCAGGGTCTAATGTGCGAGCAGCAGCAAAGTCGGCAGCTTCGTCAAGTTTGTCAATAACAGTGGAGATTGTCTTTACTGCCCTTCCGTCCTTAGCCGAACCAAACTCAGAATATTTATCCCTGTTTTCAGCGAGCCAGCGAGAACGGATGTCATGTAAGGTTTTAACATCCACTGAAGGAGGTAGTCTGCCAATTTCCTTTAATATGCTTTTTTGATTGTCTGTCAGAGAAGAAGGACTATTTAATTCCCTTTTCGCAAAACTAGAAACATCGAATAATGAAACAGATGAAGCCTTATCGCCCCAAATCTTTTCATATAAAGGCTTTACAGCATTACCGAGAGCCGTTTCTCCGTCTTTGATAAAGGACTGTAGAACCTGACCAGAAGCTCTTTGCGCCGATGTTCCTTGAGACAGTGCCTGAGCAAAAGCAGGAGAAGTGGTAAACTCTTTTAGAATGTTAGTAGCACCTGTTTCTAAAGCAGTCTCAATTTCCTTCTCTTTAGACTTGTACATATTCTCTGTTACAGGGGTACGCATTAATCCTGTCATCGTCTCCAAGAAAGGGCTTCCTGAAGCTGTTGCCGCTGGTAGTGAAGACCCTTCTTTTCTCAAGAAAGCATCTGCTGCTTTCACAGCATCGGGCGCATCTTTGCTAGTGAAGCCTAGCATATCGGCTCCAACCCTAAAGGTTTTACCCAATGTTTTGAATACAAGGTTGCCCCCCGCATCCCAAGCAGCTTCTTCTAGCCCCGCACTTCCTGTTCTTGAAGGTGATGAGGGTTCGCCTCTTACATATTGCTCTATAGCTTCTCCAGCAGCTCCCCCAACACCAGCACCAAAAACACTACCACCCACTGCCCCTAACGGGCCTCCATAAGCACCTAGCAAGCCTCCTCCGACACTCCCCACAAAACCACCAATTTCTTGACCCCCTAAAGGAGAACGGGGGCGGTATGTAGGACTAAGAACTGATTTATCGGCCTCTGCTTGATTAGCTGCATCTGCCTGTTGCTGCGCCTGTCCTTGTAGATATGGAGTTGCTTCCTTTTGAAGGGCTGCTTCGTCAGTAATTTCAACCTTCGACCAATCAATCATATTAATTTCCAATCAATTCTTCAAGAGCCTTTGCTTCCGCTGCTTGCTCTTTAGTTAGCTTTCCTGTTCTGCTCATAGCCTCTAGCTCAGCATAGCGAGTCAATGCTTTATATGTCTTACCTGTCTCAGAATTTATATCAGTTTTAAACCTATCTGCTAGCGGGAGTTTAGACAACCGTTCGTATGTCTTAGAACTAGCTTTCATTTCTTGCTGAACTTCTGCTAACAAACTAACAATTGTTCTATATTCCTGCTGTGTTGAAGGCTTACTTAATAAGAGCTGTTGCAGTTCAGCATTAGACTGGCTTCCGGGGAAATCCCTAGCAATCTGGCGTACAAGCTGTGCAGTTACACTATTCACATATTCAGTATTAGATATTTTAGTAGTGTCAATAGGAATACCAACACCAGCAAGAGCTTTACCAAACTGAGTAACAGTGTCCGAAAACTTACCTGTAAATGTATTAGGTAAGGCAGAGAGCACCTTGGTTAGCTTAGGCAACACTGTTGTTTGTGTTTTATATGCGTCCCCTGCTTTAGCCCATTGTCTAGCTTGTTCGTCTGATGTTTGTCTGGCTCCTTGCATTTCCATTATTCTGCCAATGTCTTGAATAGGCTGTACACCTGCTCTTTTCTTCTGGGTTTCCTGCGCTAATAGAGCTTCATTCACCGCCTTAACTTGCGCCGGAGTATAGTCCCCGTATTTAGATTTATCACCAAAACCCATTCCCATCGCTTCAGCAATGAAAGCAGAAGTAGGTGCAACATTCTTATCAATACGCTCCAAATCTCCGATATTCCCTGAGGCCATATATGCCTGAATACTTGTAGCTGTATTGTTAGGGAGAGCAGCAACAGCTATTTTCATCTTAGGGTCTGCTTCCCTTAGCTCTTTAGCTGTCTGCGCTTTCTTGTACGCAAGTTCTGCCGATGATTTCTCTAGTCCTTGTGCATGAGCATACATCTGCTGTGCTTCGTTGCTATAGTTCATGTCTGCTGCTTGTTTAGCCATCGCCAATGCACCTTCAACTGTATTGAAGTCTCCTGTCTTCAAGATGCCCTGTAGGTCAGAAGCCTTCTTCATTTCAGGGTCTTCTGCACCCATCATTCCACCAACAGCTCGGGAAAGCTTCCCTACCCCACGGGAGAGAGCATAGTTGGCAAACTCCGTGTTAGACAGCTTCGCTTCAGCCATTGCTGAGGCTTGGTCTCGTTGGTCTCGCTGTGTTGCCAGCTCTTGAGGAGTGAAGCCAAATAGTCCTTTTACAATTTCAGTCATATATTTCCTTATTCCCAAGAGTTGCCGCTATACCTGTTCTGTAGATATGGCGACAGACCACTAGAATTGCCTGTGTTTATGTAGTCATTAAAGCCTGTGCTTTGAGTTGGTCTATTGAACATACCAGACAACCCTTTGCTAAAGGACTCACTTCCAATAGCTCTAGCCCACGGGTTGTTTGCATTAGCCTCTGCCATTGAAGCTGCTGATTCCATGCCTCCTCTATAAAGGGTGTTGCCTACATTAGCTCCTGCTGTAGCAGAACGACCACCAAGCTCTGCTCCCATGTTCAAGGAGCTTTGTCCTGCTGTCTCTAAGCTCTGCCCTAACCCAAACGCTGTTTTATAAGGGTCATAGGCTTTAGAGGTGAGGTCAATGCTTTTATTCAACAATCCTACTCCATAGTCAGTTTGTGCTCGTCCTTCTGCTGTTGCATCTATAGCAAGCTGTCGGTCTCGTTGTGCGAGGGAGTTGTAATAGGCTTGCACTTCGGGGTTTGCTGCTCCGAGAGAACCCCCCTGAGCAATTGAAAACCCACCACGGCCTGTATTAAACAGGTTTTGATTTAACTGGGCATAGGCCCGTTCTTGACCGGGCCGTAGCAGCTCTTGTTGACTTTGCATCCAGCTTTGAGCTGCTTGCTGAGGGGATGTGCCTAGGTATCCCTTACCAAGGTCAAACAGTCCCTGTCCTGCTACACGGCCTTGTTCAACTGTGTCCATGCCAGAGCCACCTGCCCGTGCTAGGAAAGCATCTCGCTGTGCTGCCATTTCTGGGCTGAGGGTGTAACCTGCTGAGGTTAAATTCCCTTGAGCATCTGTACCGAAGTTGCTCTTACCAAAGGCTGTTGTAACCCCTACAGGTCGAAAGCGTTGTGCATCTGCTGCTATACGGGCGGCTTCTGTTTGTGCAGCTGCTTGTGTGTTAGCTGCTTGCTTGTTGCTTTCTCCTTGCATATAGCCGCCAAGAAGACTTGCACCTGCTCCTAAAAGTAATGGTAACATTTATATGTCCTTGCGCTTAAGTTTTAATAATGAAGTAGATGCCGAGAGAAGGCTGTAGGTTTGCATCTGTTCCTGAACTACCTGTGGAGTTTGTACCCGTAATACCTGTGGTTTTAGTTGTTGTTGGTGTTGATGTATAACTTGGGCCGGGGTCTGAGGCATAGCCTACCCATTGATTTGCTTGGACAGGAAAACTTACATAATCGTAATTGTGAAAGTGTCCGGGGTCTGTAATTGTGTGGCTGTGAGAGACAACAACAGCATCTTTAGAACCTAGCTGCTGTCCTGCTGTATACAAACCACCAGCACCAATAGGGCTACGGTTGTTGAAGGAAGGCAGGTTAAAGGTTGTGCTTCCGTCTCCTACTCCATAGACAGTACCAATGACAGCAAACAAAGCAGCATAGGTGATGCGATTGGCTGTAGCTCCGTTACACAACAAGAAGCCTGTAGGAGCTGTCCCTGTGGGCCACATATTGATAGTGCCTGTTGGAGAGGTGTTAGCAACAACAAAGGCTGTGGTGGCTAGTTGTGTAGTGCTTGTTCCTACAACCGCTGTAGGAGCTGTTGGTGTTCCTGTGAAAGCAGGAGACAACAAGTCTGCTTTTGTAGCTGAGGAGGTGGCTAAGTTATTAAACTCGATGTCAAGCTCTGCTCCCTTTACAATTTTAAGAGCATTTCCAGAAGGCAGCGTGTCCTTAGCTGTAAAGGCTGTACTTTTTACATAATCTGTCATTTGTTTTCCTTAAACAATTTTGCCGTTCTTGGCCTGTATCTCTAATTTCTGTATGCTCAAAGGGAAGCCCTGAATGTCGCTTTCATACCCTGTCTGAACAATCTTGCCGCTGCTTGTGGGGTAAGCCACTAAAGTTTGTAGAGCAACACCATCTGAGTATTGAGCTATACCGTATTCAGACACCCCGTAGAAGCTCTCTCCTTGAGCAGGAATCTGTACGTTTTGAGCCTGATAGTTGCTGCTGAAGTCGTAGCCCCATTTGATAGTGACATATTGAAGACTCCCTCCAATAACCACAATGCTTAGTTTCTTTAGCACTGTTGTTATGCTTGGTTGTCCTAAGTCAGCATGGTTGGTGAAGTATTGAAACCTGTAGGTAGAAGTGTTGTCGAAATAGCCTGTATACTTCCCGACATATCCAGCCTTACCGATTAGAAGACTACCATCCCGTAAGGAGCAGAAGCAGGTTGGTGTAATACTGTCCCATGTGGTGATACGAGCACTTCCGTCCTGTAATGGCTGTTTGGTGTCGAAGCAATAGACCTGATTGGTGATAGGCACTGTCAACAGGTAGAAGGCTTCTAACGGGTTGTACACGCTCTTTACAAGGCTTAGGTCTGTACCATCTAAGGTACGCATCAAGTCGTCCCGTACATTCTTGCTAAGGTCTCGTAGAGGAGCACTCTTTTCCTGTATGGTTCGGAGCACTGAACGTACCCCTGTTTTAGACAAGAAAATAACATCGCTGCCTGTGTTCTGTACACTGTCCCTAGCAATGCAGCCAATGCCTGTAATTGTGTCTGATAGACGGAATGTAGGAGAGGGGTCAGCTATTGACGAAGCTCCTGAATACACCAATATGTTCTGAGTACCGAATATGAACAAGAAGTCGTTATGAGCTGCTAGAGCTGTGATGGTGTCGTTACCATTAGGCCAAACCGTATCAACATTCAATGTTCCTGCGCTTCCTGTGTTGTAGTGCTCAGGGTGGCGAATGTCGCTATATTGAATGAG